TCAGCAATAGCAACTGTATCTACTATTAGGTAATCCACAGTCTCCCAGTCTGTTTGATTTATATAACTTGCAGGAGATAGGTAATTTGTATCTGTTAAATTGATGCCAGTTTCTCCACGATAATCTAAAATAACACCAGAAACTGGTCTGTCATATGTGTAACCATCAAAATCTGTGTAATATTCAAAAAATACTAAACTCTGTGGGCTTACAAAATCATCATACTGTAATGGCTCATCTGGTACCAGGTCTTCATCTGAATCTATAGGTGCCACTTTTACTTTTCTAGGATCTACATAACCGTCTGCTTCTTTAAAGGTGTCTGATATAGTCCATTTTATGTCTTTGCTGAGCTTTTCTTTATCGTTTAAATAAATTACGTTTAGTTTATCTACACTAAAGTTTGTACTGCTATCTGCGGCGTGTAATTGCCCTGTAGAATTTTGTAAGCCAGTATAAATTAATCTACCCGTTTGTGCTGTTACATTAGCATTTTCTAAAATTATTCTACCTGTAGCAGATGTATTAGCACTACTGCCACTCACTCCGTATGAGTGAATAGATGCGTTGCCTCTATAAAATTCTACAAATCCTGTGTTTAGGTTTTCTTGTTTATAGTTTATTTCACCATTAGCATCAAATATATTATATCCAAATGTAGTGTTGTCAAAGTCCACAGTAACATTTGCAGGTAAATGCTCTATTCTACCTGACACGTTTGCAATAGTAACATTAGTTCTTAAACCAAATGCAGTATTGTCTTCATAAAAAGTGTTTAAGTTTATTGCGGCTTCGTCAACAAACCTGTCATTTGCAACAACTTGTGCATTAGATAAACCTGTGCTTCTCAAAATACCAAAATTACTTTGCCACTCACAATCAATATCATACCAATAATAGTTTCTACTTCTTAATGGTATCATAGGTACTGTGGTTTGCGGAGTATAAGTTTGGCCTGTTTCCTGACTTTGCCAAACCTCACCCAAATTGTCATCGTCATTATCATACCATTTAAACACTTCTGTAACACCTGGTTTAGTGTTTAGTGTATTAAATGTTATAACATCTCTAACTGCTTTGGTGGAATTATCTGTAACTTTAACACTTTTTACATTATAGAATTTAAGGTTTTCTTTACTCTGTACAACATAGTCAAGTCCTCGTATGCTTACAATATAATCGTATGCACTATTAGATATTGCATTGTATTGAAAATGTATCAAATAACTTGCGTCTGCATTTGCATTAGAAGTGTCTTTTGCATTAGCATAAGAAAATTCTGGCAGTACGCCGTTTATTGGCGTAGTTAAATTTTGATTCTGTATTATAAAATATTCATCTAATGCAGGATCATATCCTAAACCAAATGAGCGTTTGTTGTTTATCTCACTAATAATTGCATTTTGCTCTGTTGCAGTGAATGTTTTTCTTAATGTACTAATTATTTCATTTGCAGACCATCCGTTAGGTACTTCACTACTTAATGTTATAGGACCAGTTGACGTACTTAGGCCACTTGATAACTGACCATTATTGTCTATTCTGGTAACTCTTACCCATTTATAATCTGTTACATCAGTAGGATTAACAAATTTGATAAAGTTGTTTTCTTTAAACATTGATGTTTCAGCAGTAGTGTTAATTAAAACACTTGTGGTTGTTGTACCACTTATTAATGCTGTTTCTGTGATATAACCTGTACTGTTTAAAGTTTTAACAGGCAATGTTGCCCATTTAATGTCTCTGCCACTAGTATCAAAGGTAGCAGGAGTTGTAGCAATAACACTTTTTCTGAATGTATTGTACATAAAGTTGTTAAGTTCTTGTTTCTTTAAGTATAATGGGATTACACTATTAACAACCTCTGATGCAGTATTGTTTTCATTAATTGTAAATTTTTCTGATACATTGTTTTTATCAGCATATATAACACCATCCTCTGCATAAGATTCTATACTTTGGAATGTTCCTGTAGGATCAGTAATATCAATATATCTACTATGCCCTGCATGTGTTCTATTTGTTGCCTTTAATTTTTTAATATTAGAGGATTGGCTTGATGGGAAAACCTGGTAATCCTGAGCACTAACCATTCTGTTTTGTGTATAGAATGTTTGTGGTGCATTTGCCTTTACATTAGTTAATGTTTCTGCAGGTAAACTGTTGTTCACTGCTGATCGTAATCCAAACGATAATGTTAAGTTATGTTCTTCACCACTAGCATTTTCGTATGGTACAACTATACTTAAATTTGTTGCATCATCAGGCTGTATTGTATATGTTTCTGCGGCACTAGTTCTATACCATATTCTAAAAATACCGTTAGGGATATTTCCAAAGTTACCATCTGGGAATTTAATTCTAATTCCATCATTGTTTAAGTTTTCTACAGCATATAGGTTTCTAGTTCCCAACTGCTGACTATTATAATTTAATGTTTGACCTACGGTATTTGGAATTTTAGTCCATTGATTTGCTACTGTACCACCTGTTGTAATTTCCTGAACATACACATCAGTTTCGTTAATGTTTTGTATATTGATGTCTTGAGATCTACTTACTACAGGCGTAGTAAAATCATAGTCTTGATAAGCAAAAGTTCCTTGTTTAAATAATAAAAAGAAACCTGAATTATTACTTGCTATTCCTTGACCATCGTTTCTGTAAAATAAGCCAAAATCTGTTAATGGGTCTGGTGTATCTTCATAAAAATACTTTCCATCTATAAAATCACCATTAACAATTTCACAAGTTCTGTTTACACCATTTGCATTTATATTAAATGAATATGCTACTGGCGAACCTATTGTTGTATTAATTAGATACTTTTCAGTATTGATGTTTGCAATTTTACCTGTTTTAACAGGAGCAGTAAACCTATTTGTACTGCTCATTGCAGAGTTTAAAATTGTAATAAATTGTTCATAACTGTCTGGATTGTTGGCATCGTCCCAAAATACTTTGGTGTTACTTAATTGGTTGCCTTGGCTGTCAACCAATGCTTCAGAAGTTTTTACAGCAGACAGTTTCATTAATCCACTTGCAGGAATATTTCGTTTAGGATTGTATCCTAACATTCTTGCTAATTTAAATACCGAGTCTCTTCTTTCGGCAGTTTCTAAAAAGTTTTCCCTAGTATTAACATCCATTCTGAATGCAATACTGGTGCTTAGGAATGCAAGTAATTCTAGTATAGCAATAAATTCTGAACTTTCTGTATAGTCGTTAAAGTTTTCAGGAAAGTTTGTTCTTATATATTCAACTAATGCTGTTCTAATTGAATCAAAATCGTATGCCTGAAAGTCTACCTGACTAAAAACTTTATATGCTAATTTCCAGTCCTCTGCCGCAAATAAATTATTTTGTCTATTAACTGTTGCCATTATTAATCATCCGTGCTACTTGTGACGTACTCTAAAAATAAAGTGTCTTCACTATTAAGAAGTTTATATTTTATTTTAACTTCTGCTTGTATAGTATGATCTAGAACTATCAAGTTTGTTTCCTGATACTCAACTCTGGGATCGCTATTAACTATTCTTTCTATGTCGTCTTTAATTATTTCTTGTGTTTCAGGATCTTCTGGTTCCATAAGGTAATCCCATATAACACTTCCAAACGTAGGTCTCATCACACGTTCGCCTATTCTGGTATAAAAATGATTTAGCAAATCTCGTTTAACAAGGTCTGCATCAGTCAGAGTATATGGTGCCCTAACTTTATCTACTGTACTAAATCCTTTAAATAATGTTGCCATGCAAGTATTTATCATATTCATTATAACAAGTTTTAATTAATAGTTGACTTATAGCATTTTTTGTAGTATACTTAGAAAGTGAAAAATGCAATCTACTTACATGGCGCAAATGCCAGCCCAGAAAACTTTAATTACTTTACTTTGAAGTTGCCTGAGCACAAATTTATGGCTCCAGCATATGATATGGAGGACGATCCTTTTGATATTGTAGAAATATTAAGAATTCGTAAAGAAAGAGAGTTTGGTAAAGAGCCAGTTGTAGTTGTAGGGCATAGTTTTGGTGGGTTAATTGCTAGTTGGTATGCTAGTGTGTACCCTAGGCGTGTTAAACACTTAGTTACTATTGCTACACCTTGGGAAGGCACACCAGTTGCTAGAATATTTGGTATGTTTTTTAAAGGTAAAGTTTTTCAAAATACAAAACCAGGTGCAGAAGTGTTATCATTATTACAGGAAAAGAATTTTAATGGTAAGCACACTAATATCATATGTACTAGAGGTTCTAATCCTGTTGCAGGGCTAGGGGGCAAAGCAAATGACGGCATGATATCTTGTGATAGTCAGGGTGCTACTCCACTAGGTTTTAAAAACACTCAAAACATTACAATAGAAGCAGGACATAGTGAAGTTTTGTTAAATAATACTGTAACAGACTTACTACAGAATATAATTTTCGAGGAATAAAATGGCTGAAGTTTCCACATTAAATAACACATTAGAAGAAGAACTAAGAATTATGTTAGTTGAAAAAAATAATGAGTGTGCGTCTTTAAGAGCTCATATTGAATTACTAGAAAAAGCAGTTGCTGATGAACAAGAACAAAAATACAGATTACTTGTTGAAAATGCTGATCTTAAAAAACTAATAAAAAATTAATTACTTTACTCTATAGCCTAATTCTACATATTTGCGATCTTTAGCAAATTTTAGCATAGCTCTAAGTTGGCCAAAGGATAGGTTCTTATCCATTTTGTCTATCCCCATTTCAGCATGAGTTAAATTAAGCCAGTCAGGTGTTGTGAATAACTCTATTTCATATTCACGTCTTTGAACATAGTCTTGCCTAACTTGTACTAAACTTTCAGGACCAACTTTTCCTGTTCTCCAACGTTTCATATATCTTGGAACTTCTGCATAATTACCTTTATTAAGTTCTACAAGTAGTTCGCTATTTGCAAAATTATTAATACCTATATGTGTAGCAAAACTTACTAATGCAAGAGTTTGGTTTTCACTAATAGGTACTGTGATAAGTTGAGATATTTCTCTTTTAGCAAAATTTAAATCACTTACTAAAGCCATTTGTTGTCCTGCAGGGCCTATACCATTAGATACATCAATAACTTTTGTGCCAGTTTTTCTGTCTGTAAAGATTAAACTAGGACCATCTACAGTCAAGTCTACACCTTTCTTTTCTAACTCTGCTTTTACAATAGGGAAATTAGTTTGATTAATTCCCATTGAGCCCATGGGTTGCCCACTTACTGGATCTATGGCATCTCTTGGATCTAAACTTCTTAATCTATCAGCATGAGTTTTTAGATCTCCTAATTTGCCTTGTAATCCTTCTGCCTTGTTAATAATATCTGTAGCACTATTAACGGCATCCATTACTTTGTTCTTTAATGCACTTACATCTAATCCTTCTATGTCTATTGGCAAATCGAACATGTCTAAACTAAACTGTCCTATTCTGGCTTCTATCTCTTTCAATTGTTTAGCCATACCTATAATTTTATCCATTTTTGCATTTGCTGTGGGGAATCTAAATGCTGGAATGGCTATACCCATTGCCGCCATGAGTCCGCTCATATTATTAATACTTGCTAAATTTTGTAAACTTGCAGGTAAAAAATTACTAAGCATTCCTTGTATGTCTGCCATATTAGGAATCATACTTGTAATATCTCCTATAGCATTACCCAAGGCCGCTCCTGCGGAATCTAATCCATTTCCTATTGAGTTTGCAACATCTGTTGCTGTACCAACAGCACCACTAACTGGGTCTTTAAATCCATTTCCAAGTTTTGTTCCTTCTGGCGTATTAACTTCTGCTGGATTATCGTCACCAGGACTTGTTTGACCTGGTAGTGCTTCAGCATCTGCTGTTGCATCTTCTTCCATTGACTCTTTGTCTTCAGTAGTAGGATCGTATTGAGAGTGTCCTACATATGGCTCTGCTGTTAGCAATGTTCCAACAATGGTTGATATCTTTTGCTTAGTTCCAGGTCTTTTTCCACCACTTGTTAAAGCAACATCACCTTCCCTGTCGTATTCTGGTGCATCACTTGGTTGGTCTTCTACCTCATTTCCGTCTAACGAATCTGCTGTGACCTTTAATGCTTCTAATCCTGTTAATATTGGTGCCGGCCCTGTGTTTAAATTTATTAAACCACCTGCAATACCTGTTAATGGTGATGTTATACCTACAGCAGGAGCACCTATGCCAACAACTCCTGCAACTGCTTTAATGTCCACACCCATTGTTGTGGACGTAATTGATGTCGCCGTACCACTTGCTGTCTTTATCATGTTACCACTGTTTATATCTATGTCTCCACCTATGGCAGACATCTGTGCATTTCTGGTTGCTAATATTCCTACATCAGCCGCGGCATGTAAATTAATTTTACCACCTGAGCCTAAAGGCGGCATACCGATTTTACTGAGTTTAGAACCTTTATAGTCTCCTGCAATATTATCACCTGCGGCTTTTATTCTTACATTTTGTCCTGCTTCTATATTAACATCATAGTCAGCACGAAGATTAAAGTTCTTTTTGGCTCTTAGGTTTACATCACCTTCACCAAAAACATTTATATTACCCATCATGTCTATTTCTATCCAGCCTCTGCCGTCTTTATTAATCATGTAGATAGTGCCTGTGACGTCGTCTAACAGTATTTGTTGACCTTTACCACTCCTAAGTCTTATCATTGCAGAGTCAGGATGGTCGTCCATAATAAATTGATGTCCTGCATAAACAGGAGTTATTCCATCTTTGCCTCTGGCACCTTTTGTTAAAATACCAGTAACCATGCTGGGAGTTTCTCTCCTAGCACCTGAGGTTCCAACACCTCGTATTGTGTCGTTTATAAGGCCTTGTTTTGTGACTGCTTCTGCTAAATCATGATGTATAGGACTAAGAATATCGTTAAACCCTTCTTGTTCAGAATATTTGTTTTTTTCTGCTACAGGTGTTTTAAACTTTCCGCCCTGAAAACTTTTTCCTGCTGGAATACCAGGCAACATATTGTTAAATTGATCGGGTAAAACATGACTTATTACAT